GCAAAGAAAGTTGTATATTATTCAGTAACAGTTGGTGCAGAAAATAAAACTGAAGCAAAGAGAATTGCATCTGATTTTGAACATTGCCAACATTATGAAGAGGTTGAAAGATGTGATGGATATGAGTATAAGGTAGGTAAACTATTAGAAACAACTGATGAAAAGTGGTTAAAATGAAAAACGATCAATATGCGTGGGGTCATGCACTCCCACTTCCAGCAACAAATCTGATGTCTGATGAGTGGGAGACACTCATTAGATTGATGAGAAATGAATGTGAGACATATATAGATGATGATACGGCACAATTAAATGCTAGACTATTAGGTAAACTTCTTATCCTTGCAAACACATGACTCAAACATTGACAATTGAATACACACTATCTGATGAAGAGTTAGATGGTATTTTAGAGATGGCAGGTTACGGTTGTAACTACTGGGCAGATGAATTAGATTACAAGACAGTAGATGGTAAGTTGGTTGCTACCATACATGATGCTGAAGAAGAGTCAGAGTTTGACTTCACTAAAGATTGTCTTGAAAGAGCAATTGTAAAGATTGCTGGTGCAAAAACTGTTAATGAAGTTGGTCTATCTGATGATCGAAGAGCAATGGTGTATGAGTATATAATCAACCCAGAGAATAATGTATGTGATGCTGATATGGCAGACTGGTTTGTACAAACTGCAATACATGGTGAGGTAATATATGGATGATATACTAATAGATGATAAAGGTTATCATTATTCAATGGTACTATCAGAGAATGAATTGCGTATCCTTACCAGTGCTTTAATGGCACTAGGTAAGGATGAACAGACCATTATTGAAGAACAATATGGTAAGTGCAGTGAATTGTACGATAAATTGTGCTATCCTCTCACAGAGGGTGTGACAGTCAACAAAGTGGCACATAGAAAGTTGCACAGTGACCTAGACGCATTATAATAGAATAGTAAACAACAAAGGAGTCCATGAGGTATTCAGTTCATTGCCCTTCAGCATCATTTGAGAACAGTTCATTTGTTGATCTTGATGACTGCTGGGGTTTATGTCTTGACCTATCTGAAGAGTATGGTTATGCTGAAGTACGTCATGGTGACACTGTGATGGGATCTTACACTAATGGTGGGTATTCACTCACTAATGGAGGACAGTAAACAAACTGTCCCCTAACTGGTTTACAGACCATTCAAATCTGTTATACTAACAGTATGGAAACGAGGAGATGGATGTGCCTCTCGGTTCGCAACCGATAAAAGAACTAACATCCCCTAGGTCTTTCTTCTTTATTATGAACACAACACTTCGCTACTGGTTCCCAGATGAGCAATTCGCAAGAAAGATCTCATTCAGGACTTACGCTCAAGCACTTACATGTATTGAGACTTTCAAGAAGATCAATGTTAAATCAGAGGTAGTAGTATGAGAAAACTATCACTAGAGCAACATGAATTTGATGTACTCAAAGCGATCATTGATGACCGATTGAATACATTTCAGAAGAATCTAGCAAAGAATTGGGATAGATTGGATGAGTATGAGAGAGATATAACAAATTATACTACATACGATCTCCACCGCAAATTACACAATGTCGGCAATTAATGACAGACTCGACCTATTATCAGAAGTATTAGTTGATTTCTGCACTCTACATGACCTACCAGAGGCGAGTGCAGATGATATACTATATACTGCTACTATAGGTGATGAACCAGCATTATCTGATTACCAGAGAGACTGGTTAAGATTGTACATTTCAGTATGGGACACTATTGCCAATGACTGAACTAAAAGAATACAGAATTGTTGCTTCAAGAGTAACAAACTACGTTGCTTACATTGAAGCATACGACAAGATTGAAGCAGAGTCAATCTCCAGATCATCAGGTATTGACTGGCAATTTATTGATGATGATGATTATGATGTTTACGAAATTGAGGAGGTTGAATGATTGATTTTGATGCTACCTTAACTGGAACTGAACAAGAAGAACTTTATTCAGAGTTTCAGGAGTGGTTAAATGAATGTCCACTTAAAATAACAAACTATCAGGATTTTACTGATTTCTTTGAAGTTACCTTTGCATTTGATTAAAATGAAACCAACAGTCACAGTTAATTCTGAATTCTTTGGTATGACATTCTTCTTTGATGATGACAACAGTCTAATGTATGCACCCTCATATATTGATGGTGGATATGATGAAGATTGTGTTGGTTATGTATCAGAGTGGGATGATTATTATCAAGATGAAGGTACAAACGAAACATTAGTACCTAGACTACTTGATGTTATTCAAGCATTAGTCACACGCAAATACGATTTCCTACTCACATCAAAAGGTCTTGAGGTAAAAGAATGACTTACGAAAACACAACTCACCGATTAAACTTGACAGGTGGACAGATCTCCACTATACTGTATGTCATGGAGGGATACATTAACCCTTCAGATGATTACTCTTACGACCCTGAATTTAGAGAAGATATTGATATGATCTTTGCTGAATTAGAGTCTGTGACTGATAATTATTATGCAAAGAAAGAGGAGGAGGCAAACAAGTGACCAAATTCTATTCACAACACTACGACAATCAGCGATACAATAGTATCAATGCTCAAGCATTATATAAAGAGTTTCCCCCAACATTTCAAGAGACTGAAGAGAAATGGAAGATGAAACTATTCAAGTCTCGCAAGTGTCGTAACGCATCTAATGTTCGTAAGATATTAGACTGGGAACTATCAGATGAAGAGTTCTATGAGTTACGATACAAAGCAGAGACATTTCCCGTAGTCTATGACAAGTGGGGATTCAAACGTCAAGGTGACTTTCTTAATCTAAAAGGTAAACTATGAAACTTGAAATGATTCATCTCTATACTGATGAGATTATCAACCTAGAGTTAGGAGATACATCTCAACTCGCAAGGACAAGAATACAAGATCAAGAGTCATTGAGTTATAGAGTAAGAGACATCAAACAAATGATGTATGCCTTACGCTCACTTGATACCATTAAGATAGGTGAAGATGTAGAGGAGGATGATAATGATTAATGTTACTGATGAACACCTCAACAAACTATTTTCCATCATGGCACAAGAAATCGACAGAGACAACTTATCAGAGAGTGATAAGAGTAAACTATCAATTGATGATTGTTTTGAACTAGCAATTGAAGATCTCGCAGCAGAGAAAGAAGTGACAGTTGACTATTATATGGCAGAATTTATGTAGTTATACATATATCTTGTCCATTCAAATAGTAGGCAATTATGTCTTCTACTGAACAAGCACTAATCACAGAATATCAAGATCTTATTGCTGATCTACAATTTCAAGTAGAGAGACTTAAGAAGAAAGAAACTGTGATGCTTCAAACTATTACATCATTAAATCAACAAGTCAATGACCAGCACAACAAATGCTACGACTGTTAAGTCTGATATGATACATGATCTACATTATCATGTAGAAAAAGGTAATTGTTTCGTTGTAACATTACTACAAGACTACGACTGGGAACCGATAGGATATGGTAATATATCCGTTGATACCTACATAATAGCAGATACAGACGACCATGCCAGATTCATTGTCTCAAGACTCTACCCTGAAGCAACCGTCACAGAAGTTAAAAGAGTTAATGCCGAACAATACGTTGCCCGTAGGTCTGAAGGTTAAATACAGAGATGACATAGGAGAGATAGCATTTAGTTGTGATGATTGTGTTACTATAAGAATACACAATCCCAACTCAAGTGAGAGAAGAAGAGAAGTTAGGATAGTAGTACCTAACATAAGATTTGATGAAATTGAACTACTAACTGGAAACCACCGCCACCATTCTACATGAACCCAGACTATGAAGGATCAAATGTAATTGATGTATTTGATGATCCCAATTACAGAGAATCAATTATTAGATCAGCATCCAATGAGTTATTGTATGATGCTGAAGAATATCTCCCACAGGAGTTAGATGTTTATTAATAGCACAGAGAGACCCCTAGGAGGGTCTGTGTGTGCCACTAATCAAAGTGTCCACCAAATAGTACATAACCCCCTCTTTGTGGTTATACTATAAGAGTTCACAATTCATTTACTATGTTTATTGTTTTCACGCAACCATGCAAGTTCACAAAATCATATGATGAAGCAGTGGCAATTGCTGATGCTCATTTTGATAAGACTCGTGAAGTTGTAGCAGTTGAGCAAGTTGAGTTTAAAAATGACTGAACTATCCAATAAGGTTACTGTGTTAAAGTACACTGCATTGCTTTGTAACGCACTTGTAGACCATTACATACATCATTCTATTAGGTTGAGTGAGCAAACACTCATATCAAGACCTGATAGTAAATCTACCAAAGAAAGACTTGAGATGCTCAAGTTAGGCATCACTAAAGTGTCATTTATCTTTGAGACTGGTAGAAAGTATCACAAGATCCTAGAAATAGATTCTCGTGGAGATCAATCTACTCATGCTTTTGTTGATAAAGAGACTGGTGATGTATTCAAACCAGCAAGTTATAAGTCACCAGCAAAAGGTGTACGTTATAACCTATTAGATGAACAATCTCGAAATGATTGTTTAAAATATGCTGAATGGACTGGAGGTTATCTTTACAAATCATTCATTTAGTGTTATAATAACACAGTAAGATAGAAGTCTCATATTAAATAGTGTTAAATCCATTTTCATTCACTAAAACACAATGAGCAGATCACGTTACAATGTAGTTGCCGAGCATGTGCTTGAACTACTTGAACCAATTGATGACAATTTAAAGGTCAAACCAAAGCAAAGTATCTCTACCAGAGAGTTACAATTGTTTTGGAAATATCATGGTTATTTTGCTAATGACTTCGCAAGAGGTGTAGCAAAAGCATTACCAGATAAGTATGAATTCATATCTTACGACCATTTAAATAACAAATTGGAGGTAAAGATCAAATGAGTGCTATTAGTGAACAAACAAGTGTATCAAGACAATTTGATACTATTATGAAGAACAGACACCGTAGATTCAGGTATCTAATGAGAAATGATAGAATAGATGATGCAATGGCAATTGCAGATGAATTCTTTGAGTGGTTAAATCCTGAAATTGAATTGAATGAAGATGTACTTGGTTACTATTGTGAGGATGAATTAGAAGATATTTACAATGAGGCAAGACAATGAGTAACACAGTTGTTATACATGAACGGTATCCATATCGTTTTGTTACCAATGGTACACTAGAGAATAATACTGCTGATTGTCGTATTCAAAAGTTTGATGAATACAAACACAGTTATAAAGATATGTACTTGTGTGATAATCAAGTACAATTTGGTATTGCAATTGAGGATTTAGAGTACACAAAATGGTTAGATCCAGCAGGTGTACCATGTTATACTAAAGGTGATTATTATGAGTGATGAATTTCATAGAATTGCAAGTAGTCTTGAAAGAATAGCACAAGCATTAGAACATTTACATATTGAATCGATTGACCATGCACATATAGATGACATTGGAGAGATTCATGGTGATGTTGTTACTCACCCTAAACAATTCTAATGATTAAAGAACAAGATTATATGTCAAGTGATGTGTGGAAAAGAAATATTCCACCAGTCAGTAACTATAAACGTGGTAGTGCCTATAATCAATTTGGTATGTGGGTGATGTGGATTTACTATATCATAATACCTATGATGATAGTGAGAATGATATGGGATATAATCAAATGAGAGACACAATTTTATATGGTGATTGTAGAGAGACCTTGTGTGGTTTCTTACCCAATTCAGCAAGAATGTGTGTCACATCTCCACCATATTACGGTTTAAGAGACTATGGTGGAGAAGATAATCAAATAGGACAAGAACAAAGTCCTGAAGAATACATACAACAATTAGTTGAAGTATTCAGACAAGTTAAGAATGTATTGACTGATGATGGTACATTATGGTTGAATATTGGTGACAGTTATTATAACTATCGTCCTGGAAAAGGACAAGCATTAGTACAACAAACTGTATCAAATAATAAACAAGATTTACCAGACAAATGTGCTAAACGTGCTAATAAATTAGAAGGACTAAAAGAGAAAGATCTCATAGGTATTCCATGGATGTTAGCATTTGCATTACGCAATGATGGTTGGTATTTAAGACAAGATATTATATGGCATAAACCTAATCCAATGCCTGAAAGTGTGAAGGATAGATGTACAAAATCACATGAGTATATCTTCCTCTTAAGTAAGAATAAGAAATACTATTATGACAATGAAAGTATCAAAGAACCAGCAAAAGATTGGGGTACAAGAGATAGAACTAACGGCAAGTATCATAATAAAGGTACAGGATTACAACCACATTCAGGACTGAATAAGAGTTATCCAACAAAGAATAAACGATCAGTCTGGAGTATAACTAACAAACCATATAAAGGTAGTCACTTTGCAACATTTCCACCTGATTTGATTGAACCATGTATTAAAGCAGGTAGTCAACCCAATGATATTATACTAGATCCTTTTATGGGTTCAGGTACAACTGCAATGGTAGCAAAATCACTAGGTAGAGACTACATAGGATGTGAATTACATGAAAACTATCAACCATTAATACATAAACGTATTGGTATCCACAATTACACATGACATTAGCATTAGAACTTAAAGAGGGTACGAAAGTATCACATTCAGCAGCAGAGAATACAAAGTTTGTATCATCATTTTTAAAAGGTGTAGTATCAAGAGATAACTACAAACAATTAACTGCTAACTTCTATTTTGTTTATCGTGCAATGGAAGAAGAAATAGAAAAACTAGATGATTTTCCACTCCATGATAAACTACTCAATCGTACTAACAAACTAGAACAAGATCTACGATACTATTATGGTGTCATGTGGAGAGATAAGATAGAACCATCTCAAGCAACAAAGAACTATGTTAAAAGAATACAAAATATAGAACCATATCTATTAGTTGCTCATCATTATACAAGATACATGGGTGATCTATCTGGTGGACAAATACTATCTAACATTGCTAAAAATGCACTCAATCTAACAACTGAAGGTCTCAAATTCTATGAGTTTGATATACCTAACATGAAAGAATACAAAGATAAGTATAGACAATCACTCAATGATTTAAACATGAGTGATGTACAAACAAGCATGTTAATAGATGAGGCGAATTATGCCTTCAAATTAAATATGTTATTGTTTGATGAATTACAAGGTAATCCCATCAAATCAATTGTCAAGGTGCTATACTCTTATCTTAAAGAACGATTTAAAAGATAGTCAATACAATGTCACAAATTGAAATAATTGATGACTATCTACCACAAGATATATTCAATAAAATACAAGAACTATTGCTATCAGGAGGATTTCCATGGTTTTACAATGATTATATTGTAGAACAAACTCCTATTAATTATCAATTTGTACATACATTTAAACCTGACTCTCCTTATACTCAACTGATTACACCACTATTTGTTAAGATTAAACCAAAAGAGATAATGAGATGTAAATTAAACTTACGTCCTATTACTCAACAACCTGAACAATCACCCTATCATATAGATCAAACAAAATACCCAAAGTATAAGATAGCAATATACTATATTAATACTAACAATGGTTATACTATCTTTGAACATAACAAACAACAAGTACAATCTAAAGCAAATAGAATATTAATATTTGATGGTCATTTACGTCATGCTGGTGTCTCATCTACTGATACTAAACGTAGAGTAGTATTAAATCTTAATTACATGGAGGAATTATGGAAGTCATAATACAACCCGATCATACACCCTACCTATACAATGATGATTACATGACAGTACATTTAACAAGTGAACAAATAAGATCTATTAAACAACTAATAGACTATGAACAACTATATGAAACTAATACAAATACTAATGAGTATTGGAATAACATCAGGAGACAATTAGATGAAGATAGACAAACATAACGATTCAATTCAAGAACTATATGATTACTTAATGAATGAATTACATGGTATAACTACATCATTAAATGGTAAATTAACAACATATACTATATCAAACTCATCAGGTGACAACTATAAAAGAATACAAATAGATTATGACTTTCACTCCAAATCTCCGCTAGACATACACCCTAGTGATACCAAGGCATCATAAGAACACGTTTTCCACAGGTTAACACCAAATTGTGGAAAACTCTAAATGATTAGAAATGTATTAAAAAATATAGTATTAGTGTACTAATCATTAAGAATGTACGGAGACTATGTTGTCCTAGCGTGGTCTCACCCGATTGTCAACGTCTTGTGTGGAACTTCAGAAATTGGCACAGGGGACTTGACAAAAACTGGGGTTTCTGGTATTATAAGAAAGTGAGAAAACTCACTTTTTTAAAAAACTCAATAAATGAGATTTTTAAATAAATCACTTTTTATAAAAACCATGTTATTAAAGGAAAGAGTATTTAAGGACTTTGATAGTTCTGCTATTGAATCGATTACTTTTACTCAACCAATTGTCAAAATTGTGTGGAAAACATCAACAAAAGAGTATAATTACTCTGTTATAGACACTAATTTCGAACAATTAGTCGAAAAAAGTGTTAAAAACAGTGAATCTATTGGTAAATTAGTAAATATTGCAATAAAAGAGAATAAAATACAAATAATAGAAGATTTATCTACTATTAATAAATAATAAGTACTCAAATTATAGTAATGGCAAGGAAACAACGTAAATTGCACACTAATAACAATGATCATCTAATTGAAGATGAGTTAGAGACATATAGTCACTCAATCTCCAATTATAATAGATCACATAAGAAGCAAGATAAGAAGTTTAAGTATAAAGAATACAATGGCGAGTGATTGAGTGGGTTTTCCACAGGACAGTTTATAAAGTGACCCAAATTGTTTCATAGTGTAACAAAATTCAGGAAATAGGTCTTATTTTTGTTAAAATTAGAGAGTTCAAACGTACAATCGTTTTTATGCCTACTACTGCAACCAAGTCAACCAAAACCACAACTGGCACAAGGAAGACAAGGACTCGCAGAAGCACTGCCAAAAAGACACCAATCTCAAAAGCAGTCAAGTTATCCACAACCAAACCACAACCTGTGGAAAAACCTGTGGAAAACAAGGTTACCGTCACAACCTTTAAGAGTGGCAAGGCAGTTAAAAAGGTTACAACGCTCAAGCGTCCTTCAACTGCCCGTTTAATTAGTCCTTCTCGCTACATGCAAGATATTAAGACTCGTTGGATGATTCACAATTTTGAGATCCAAGAACTTATCAAGGATTTTAAGACAGGATTCAAAACAGTACAACCGTACCACGCCGAGGCAGTTAAAACAGTCAAAGCATGGACAGTCTAGCAACTGACTCCAAATTATCACAAAGGCGTTACATACGCCTTTTTTTATTGCCCTAATCGTTTAGACTGTCCCTATGAATCAATCAAACCTTAAAGAGTTTTTCCCTTCTCTCATTGAAAAGGGTTACACAGTTCAAGAGATCAACTCCAACTGTATGGCACATAAAAACAGAGAGGTTCCCGATGCTTTCAAGTCACGGTTTGCAACCTATCAGGAATACATCGAGGCAGTCATCGAATACTGTGACGGTCTCTAAACTGTCCCTGAATTACAACAGAATGTAACAGAAACCCCCAAAAGGGGTTTTTTTATGTGTATAATAGAAGAGTAAAGCAAACCGATTCGATTTCATTCTATGAGAAAACTTGAACGTCAAATGAACTTCGCTCTTTCTAATAAGTCAGACTGGGCAGGATCAAACACTCAAGTCAATTTCAATGAGAGTACAAATTGCAGTCAGGTCTTCCTACATGGTCATCAAATTGCTACATTTGACCACTCAACGAGAGCATTAAAACTCAATTCTTGCGGATATGAGACAGTGACTACGAAGTCACGCCTTAATGCTTTACTTGAAGAGGTCAAATACGGGGCAAGAGTATTCCAAAAGAAATTTGAGTGGTTCGTTAGTTATAACGGACAAACAACAGATTTCATCGATGGAATGATACTATTAGATGAAGATTCACTGCAAACTGTTTAACTCTTATTCACTAATCACTCTCACTAAATGTTAACTAACGACGAATTTACACTTGAACTTAACAACGAGGAGAGAGATCTTCTCCTCGATATGTTCAGAAATGTTGCAGAATTAGGCATCTACGATGATACCGACTTCGAACAAGATGACTGCCCTGATTTATATAATAGACTTTGGGGCAGGTTGACATTAATTAAACCACTTGCAAGAGTGGCACAATGAGACCTTAAACGGTCTCTTTTTTTGTCTATAATTAACACATGAACAAAAAACTCATCCGTGGTGACGGTTTTCTCGCCTCTCCTAATATGGTCTCATTTGCTCAACGCATGGTCCAGAAGGAGATCGAAGAGGCAAAACGCCCATCCTCACAATCATTTGATTATACTTATTGGAATGTTTCAGATTTCCACTAACAACAATCAAACACAAATCTTTCCCTCTATCTAACACAAACTCATGCAACCGCTAACTAACAACATCTACGACGAAGTTTGCAAGTCTTATGAACAGTTTGGTAGCAAATCTTTCGATGAGATGTTTATAGGTTTTGAAGACGATCATTCAATCAGTTACTTATACTCACAGGATTATTATTCTGTTAAGTAACAACAACTGTACACCCACTATCTAACACAAACCCATGACAAACTCCACCATGACAAAGTATGACTTTACAAACGTAATTTCACACTATAATAGTACATTACTTGATGCACAGTTAAAGTACATTAACGAGGAAAATGCAGGGGGAAAAGTAAGAGGAACTACAGGTAAGTTATATGAACAAATAGCAACGATGATTTGCATGTTAGTTAATAGTAACCTAGTGATAAAACATAATGATTATAAGAGAGAATATTCCCCGTGTGGTGAATATTTTAATGACTCACAAGTTGACCTTCATGTATACTTAAGAGACGAACTAGTTCTTATCATCGAGTGCAAAACTTATCTTGATAAGAGTATGTTAATACGTGCAGTTGATGAGTTTAAAAATATAAGAAAACATCATGCAATTACATCTGATAAAGTATTACCTAGTGCGATATTTACAGGACAATTTGATGTAAATAAGAACACATTTGGTTTCTTTAATAGTACTAACTCGTTCGACACGTTTGTTGTAAATAGTACAAGAAAACGCAATAGTAAGTTACCATTACATAAGACATTAGACCCACTAGATGTTAACAGACTACAGCAATTTGCTGACTATGTTTATAACATAGTGGGAAACAGTTAATAACAGTTAAATGACAGTATATTGGGGTATAATGTATACCCCGACGAACGCCGAGCGAAAAAAGTACCGTCTTTCTAAGCTATAAACGTTTCCCAGCGACCTCTATAAATAAAAATACGGGAAAATAAAAAAATCCCCCAGTAAAAAAAACGCCCATAGAGTCGCACTGGAATACCTTATGAAAGACTACGATCATTACTTAAATAAGCAAGCAGAGGTACTGCAAGAATTCGATTCATTCTGCGATCAATTCGAGCAACGTGCAGGGGAACAGTTTAAGAACCCCAGTAAGCAGGATGAAAGATTTGAATTACTACGAGAGATAACTGATTATGAACAAGATGGAGGAGATGCAGGAGAGGATAAACCTGCTGGAAGCAGAGATAGAAACTCTCAAGCAACCTCAGCTCATGTATCGGAGACCGAATAGTACCGAGTACGAAAAGGTCACTGATTTTTTAGATGATGTTGAGATACGGTTGAGGAAGGTGGAGGAACATGGTTGATATATTAGACACTTTCCTAGTATTTGTTATCATTGTGTCTGTAGTTTGTATACAGGTGTATTGGAGAATACGGGGTAAGAATATAAAGGAAATGTTACGGCACTCTGAAATGGGAGCGAAACTCTGATGGGACAACCTATAGCACATATCGGAAGTACTACAAGTGGTCATGGACCGTGCAATCCACCATCTACTCTAGTAGAGACAGGTGGAAATACCAATGTATTTGTCAGTAAAAAACTAATTGCAACGATAGGAGGAAAGGCGGCAACTCATGGATGTAAGGATGACCCTCCTCATATGGATATAATAACAGGAGGATCAACAAGAGTTATGATTAAGAAGAAAGGAGTTGCTAGACAAGGAGATGCATTAAATAGAGGGTCAACAATCACATCAGGAAATGAAAGAGTAATGGTTGGTTAATAAAATATTATGAAAAAACATTCTATTAATATGTTTCAAATACCACCATTAATGGTATTCGAATATGAAGGTGATATGGAGAAACTTGTATCACATGTTTCTAATATTGAATATCGACCTAGTAGTGGTAATTTAAAATCAGAAACTGATTGTATATTAGATGATCCTCACTTTGAAGAATTAAAACAATTCTGTTTAGATTGTATTCATGAATATGCTAATAATGTTAGTGGTATTACCAATGAAATAGAACTACAGCAGTCTTGGGTAAATTTAAACAAACCTGATCAATCTCACCCAGAACATTATCATGCAAATAGTTTTATAAGTGGAGTTTTTTATTTGGCATCAGATCAAAATGAAGGTTCTCCTATAGTTTTTAAATCAGATCTGATTAAAAATAATTTTTCTGTAAGAATACTACCTAATAAAAAAGGTGATAATACATATTATCCATGTACTGCTCCCAATTTTACTTATCCTTCCGTACCTGGTCAATTGATATTATTTTCTAGTAATACATCACATTTTGTTCCAAGAAATAGTTCTAAATCAGATAGGGTTAGTCTATCGTTCAATACTTTTCCAAAGTTACCATTTGGCAGTAAACACGGACTTACATACTTAAGGGGTTGACAAGGTAGGAACATGGTGTTATACTTATTATGTTGAATCGACGGGTTTGACACGGGAGTGACTGAATCAAACTTGCTGGCATAAGGCTAGTTAAGGTGACGAGACACAGGTGGTGCTGCACGTTGAAAACGTGAATCGACTTACCAGTCGGGTCTCGGACAGTAAGGTAAAAATCTACTAATGTAGCAATGCCCCTTACTTGTTGGTACACATTAATCCAACCTCCCACCCACTACCTTCCCGATTAGTTCAGTTGGTAGAACGGGTGACTGTTAATCACTATGTCGCTGGTTCGAGTCCAGCATCGGGAGTTTATTTAAATACAAAACATGGGAATTAGAACAAGTTCAAATGGATTGGTAACTATAGAACCACATCCAAAGAAATCTAGACAAGGATATGGAAAGCATTCAAAGTTTTCTGCTACATCAAGAAATAAAGCAAAGAAGAGATATAGAGGTCAAGGTCGTTGAGTTATAAAGCATTGCCAGATGCATTGCATATAGGAGATAGTCAAGTTGCAGGTCAAGGGATATTCGCTAAAGAAGATATCCCTGTTGATACCGAACTTGGTCTATCTCATATTTTATTGGAAATTTTATTTAAGGAAACATTTCGTACACCATTAGGCGGTTTTATTAATCATAGTGATGATCCTAATTGTGTGAAATACCCAGTTGATAACAAGTATTATACCAAGTACTATATAAAGACTATAAGACCTATAAAGGCAGGTGAGGAGTTGTTTTTGAAGTATACCTTCTATAGTGTGCATAAATAACTCAAAATAGTGTTGTTGTGCCGAGATACGCTCCGTTAAAGGATTTAAAAATAAATTTTATGCCTCATCCTGTTACTGGTGATTTGCAAGTAACAAAGGAAGATGCTGCAGTGAAGCAATCGGTTGTAAATCTATTGTTGACTATACCTGGTGAAAGACCATTCCAAAGTAATTTGGGATCTAGAATCTCTGAATTATTATTTGAACCATTAGATTTTGGTGTAGCAGCACAAATACAAAGTGAGATAAAAACAACTATTAGAAATTACGAACCAAGAATTGGTATTGTTGAATTGGTAGTGGAACCTGAATTTGAACAGAATTCATTTACTGTTCATTTGGAATATGAAATTGTTGGTCGTCAAGATGATACTCCACAAGAGATTAACTTCCTGCTTCAGAGAACTCAATGAAATATACGCAAGTAAATAATCTAGACTTTATAGATATTAAAACTTCGCTAAAGGACTATCTTCGAGCGAAGACAGATTTTAGTGATTTTGATTTTGAAGGTTCAACATGGAGTAATTTACTAGATGTTTTAGCGTATAATACTTATTATACAGCATTTAACACTAATATGGTGGTAAATGAACTGTTTCTAGAGTCTGCTACGTTAAGAGATAACGTAATCACTATAGCAAAACAGTTAGGTTATAAACCAAAATCAGTAGTTTCACCAGAAGCAGTAGTTAATTTTAATGTAACCTTTACTGGTACAGCACCTTCTATAATAATTCTCAAAAAAGGAACAGGATTTGTAACATCTTTTGACGACAAACTCTACAAATATGTCGTTGTTGAAGATTATAAGGTTCCTGTTGCAAATAACCAAGCAATCTTTGAAAATGTATCCTTGTATGAAGGTACATTAGTTACAGATTCATATACAGTTCAAACTGCAAACACCAAACAAAAGTTTAAGTTAACAAATTCTGGAGCAGATACCAGTACAATTAGAGTAAAAGTTTTTCCACAAGAGAATGCTACCTCATTTGTTTATTTTAATCAAGTGAATAGCATTATTGATATAGGTGCTACAGATAATATTTTCTATGTTGATGAAAATTTAGATGAACAGTATCAACTTTTCTTTGGTGATGGAGTAATTGGACGTAAATTAGATAATAATGAGTTTGTTGAAGTAACATATTTGATTACTAATGGTGAAACTACTAATGGAGCATCAACATTTACGTTTAGTGGTGTATTACAAGACGAAAATGGTATTTCACCTCCAATAAGTGTATCAAATATTACAACTGTTTCTGCTGCCTCTGGAGGAGCAGCAATAGAAGATATTGATAAGATTAAGTTTAATGCTCCAAAACTGTATTCAACACAGAACAGAGCAGTTACAGCAGCAGATTATTCTGCGATAGTACGTAAAATATACCCTGCGGTCTCTGACATTATTGTTTATGGTGGTGAAGAGGAAAGATATCCTGAATTTGGCAAGGTAAAGATTGTAATCAAACCAAATAGTGGATCTAAATTATCTACCTTTACTAAACAACAAATTATTGAGCAATTAAAGGATTATTCTGTTGCTTCTGTTACTGCAGATATTATAGACCCTTCTATTGTTTATCTTGAGTTAAGCAGTAGAATTAACTATAACACAAGGGTGACTAATCAGTTTGCGGAAGATATAAAATCAAAAGTGATTACTTCTGTGTCTGATTATTCTAAATTGTCTGGGACAGAGAAATTTAATGGTAAATATCGTCATAGTAAATATGTTGGTGTAATAGATGAAACTGATGCGTCAATAACATCGAATACAACTACTGTTACTATGAGGAAGGATTTTTATCCTGCTATTAACTCTACTTATTTTTATGAGTTGTGCTTCCAGAATTCCTTTAAGAATTCATGTGATGGATCTGTTATTAGTAGTACTGGTTTTGTTATTTCCGAACAACCAAATTATGTTGTGTACATGGAAGATAGGGGTGGTAAAATAGTACTATATAGAATAGATCCTGCAACTGGTGATAAAGTTGTGGTTAATGATAATGTTGGAGATATTGATTATGTTCTAGGTGAAATTAAGATATATGATTTGACTATCATAAAAGGAACATTTTACGATAATAAAATTGAGGTTCGAGTAGAACCAGAAAATAACGATATTTCTGCTACTAGAAGTCTTTATCTAGATGTAGATATCACGAACAGCAAATTTGCGGTATATCCAGAGTAAATGAATACACAGATCTCTTCTTTAATTGAAGATCAACTGCCAGGTTTTATTACTGCTGAATATGAGAACTTTACTAAAGTTTTAGAAGGTTATTATGAGCAGTTAGAATCTGCTGGTCAACCATTGGATATTATAGCAAATATCACGAATTATCGTGATGTGGATTATTATGAGAAGCATTTACTGAAAGAAAGATCCACATTAGTTGCTGCAATTAGTGATACAGTTAATCAAGTAATATTACAAGATGGGACATCATTCCCAGAAAGGAACGGATATATTAAAATAGATGATGAAATTCTGTTTTATAAAGAAAGAGATGGTAATACATTAACAGAAGTTTCTAGAGGAGTTAGTGGAAATACTAAATTAGGTGATTTGTACACAGATGACGTTTATTCGTCTTCTGTTGCTGTTGAACATAGTGCTGGGGTAAATGTAGATAACTTGAGTCATCTTTTCTTATATGCCCTTACAAAGGCATTTGAGAAGGAATATTTAGATTCATTCCCTGAAGCATATCTAAAAGATGATGTAGATAAGAGAACTCTTATTAAAAATATCGGATCCTTTTATAAAGTAAAGGGAAATGATAAATCTATTCGCTTCATCTTCAATACTCTCATATCAAAGAGTGCAGACGATGTTCCTACAACTTATAACCCTAAAGATAATACATTAAAAGTTTCTACTTCTGATTGGGATAGTACATATGCACTACAAGCAGTTGTATTATCTGGTGATGTGAATTGGTTGCTTGGAGAAGAGATAATCCAGCAAGCAGATAAGAATTTACCAAACCTTCCGTATGCTTCTGCAGTTGTAGAAAATGTTGTACAAATTGGTACAGGACTCTTTAATTTAATTATAAGTCCATCTAGTATGAATGGAGAGTTTGTTATTCCTCAACAAACTACATTAGATAAAGTAGTTAGTGCTACAAATAATCAAGGTGATTTAATTACTGTTGATTCTACCTTTGGATGGAAAGACAATGAAGGTACTATTGTTATTAATGGTGAGAAAATTAGATATTCTTCTAAATCCGCAAGACAATTTACTATAGAAGAACGTGGAACTATTACACAAGCACATGGTGTAGGAGATAAAGTATATAATTACTCTACTGCACTTGCTGAAACTCCTAATGGTTTTGTTTCTTTATTAATCTACGGAATATTAACTCGTTTAGATATTGATAAGGTAGAACCTTATTCTCGTGCAGGTGATAGGGTACAAGTTACCAATTCAGGGTTCGAATCAAGAGATCCTGTTCTTTATGATGAATCAGCACAAAATTATAGATGGAAAGTAAATGTAAATGCTGTCTCTCCAGCAGTCCCTCTAAACCCAGTTATAGCAACGGGTTTGAGTGAGTATATTGCTGATGTTTCTTCATTATATGAGGATAAGCAATATTATTATATTGCAACTTCTAGTTATCCTTCAACAGATATTTTACCTGCAAACGTATCAGATACATTAACTGATCCACAGTTACTTAAGATGATACCAAAAACAGTAACTACTACAACAGAGGTGTATAGTACTCCTAGGAGTGATGTTGGTGTTTTTGTTGATGGTACTATTGCTTATAATGTAAAAGATGATGAATTGATTAGTTTTGGTCCAGTTACTTCATTTAGTATCACTAAACGTGGATCGGGATATCAAAAACCACCATTTGTTTTACTTAATGGTATATCTGGAAAGGCAAGAGCAATACTTACTGGAGATTTTATCACTTCCGTAGAATCTATTTCACAGGATAGTTATACAGCACCACCAATTGTTGAAATTGTTTCAGGTAGAGGTGCTGATTTACAAGCAGTTGTTACATCTGGTTCTGTTAGTAGTATTAGAATTATTAATGCTGGGGAATATTATTCATCTCCACCAGCAATTATTATAACTGATAATAATGGTAAAGGAAGATTTGCCCAATATAATGCTGTAATTTCTACAGAAGGTAAAATTATCGATGTTGTTAAAGTTGATGGTGGTAAATTTTATACTCAAGAAAATATTAAAGTAGTTGTTATACCAGACGCTCTTTATAGTGGTGCTACTGCTACATCAACAATATATGAGTGGGTTAAGAATAGATTTTATGATAACACACAGAATTTAGATGATAATGGTGGATTAGTTGTTTCTAATAATCTTGATGAGAAGTTTTATGGTGTTGTTGGTAATCCAAAGAGACTTCGTTATAGATTAGGTGATAATTTAACAGCAACTACACTAGAAGAAACACAAACCCTTGTTCATTCTCCTATTCTTGGATTTGCTTATGATGGACACCCAATATATGGTCCGTATGGTCATCAGGATCCCCTTGATAAGGATTCAACTATTGTTCGGATGAGTACTGGATATTCTCTTAAAGCATCCAGAGAAGGAGGTCCAGTGCAGGATACTGGTCCCTATCCAATGGGAACATTTGTTGATGATTATGAGTGGATTCCAAATGTTCTAACTGGTAAAACAAGATTAGATAGGAACAATGGTAGATTTTGTGTTACACCAGAGTATCCACAAGGTGTTTATGCATATTATATAACTATCGATAAAGATAACAATTCTGTCTTTCCGCATATTGTAGGAAATAATTTTTATTCAGTTCCTGTAGCATCAAATTACGAGTATAATGTTAAGCAAGATTCTATACCCCCAGAATCAAAAAGATTGTTTATTGAGGGTACAGATAATAATGGAGAGAATGAAGTTGCTATTATCGAGAATGTATCTGAAGGATCTGTCTCCAGTGTTACTGCAGAGGACTCACAACCCATTTATGGGGTTGGATCGAAGATATATGTAGATGATACTAATTCAGGGGGTGAAGGTGCTTCTGGGGTTGTTTCATCAACATACGGCAAACCAGTCAAATCTATAGAATCTGTAGAGGTAAAAGCATCTATTCTTACTTCTGTAACACCATTATATTCTTTTGCAGGTGATATTATAACTCAAGCATCTACTGGTGCTTCGGGTGAATTATTGCGTGATACGACAGAAGAAACTTCGTTCGTTATTAGAAACGTTCAGGGTAAGTTTGAATCAGAAACAGATATATCAACTAGTGGTATTAGTGTTTCAAATAAATTAATCACTTCTGGTTCTAATGTTGTTAATCTTTTATTATCTCAAGACAGTACATATTCAAAAGATGCTACTATTTCTTTAGTAGAAAAAGCAAATACAGATAATATTTTTGCTACAGGTAAAGTATTAATTTCTACAACTAATCAAAATTCTGTTCGTATCCTTGTTGAAAGTGGTGATTTTAATGATCACCTCAATTATTCTGTAGGTGAAACTATTTTAAAGAGTAGTGATATATCTAATACTGCAGCGACAGAGATAAGTTTTGTCAAACAATTAAGTAAAGATATTGTTATTATAGGTTCTCAAGATAATATTGCTATTCTTGAAACTGATGGTAATCACAGTATGGGTGAAGGTGATGTTGTTAATATTGAAATTGATCCAGATGCAACTACAACAGAATCAACATATTGGGTAAGACGTAAAAAATTCCAAGAATTGGATTTGATTCCAGTAAATTATAATGGCAAACTTAATGATACTGGTATTGGTTCATCTAGTTTAATAGGATATGGTAGTGGTTATGATGCAGGAACATATACTGATATAGAATTAGAATTTAGTTCTTACACAGAATCTAGATCTGATGTTGTTAAAGCAAAAGTAAAAATAGTTATTGGAGATACTAATAATATATCATCTCTAGAGATTACTGATGCAGGTTCTGGATACAGAAAAGATGATATATTAACTATCACTGATGCGTCTGTTACAAAAATAACTGGTGCACCTAATCCTATGATACCATTGTTGGTTGTTAATAGTATTGGATTGGGCAAAGAAAGAACTGATGCTGTATTAGATACTGTTTATTCATTATCTAATGGAGATATCTTAAAAATTAATAATGAATTAGTTAAAATACTTTCTATTGATCAAAATACTAGAAAAGTTTCTTTTGAGAGAGGATATAATAATACTGATATTGTTAATCATTCATTAGGTGTTCCTGTTACTTTTAATGATCCTCAATATAATTTTACTTTTAATGATAAAATATTTGGTACTGGAGCAAATGACCCCAGAGTTATTTCATATAATACCGAAACACATAAGTTGTTAATAGCATTTGATTTTGTTAATGAAGGTGCTACAAATCCATTAAGAATTACTGATGTTTCTACATTCGAAGATCACAGTACACCAGCAAAATTAGTCTCTATATCTAGAGCATTTGATAAGGTAGAGAAGTTACAATTCTCTCCAGATAACACTAACTTTGAAACTAATCCAGTTTTACAGATTCAAAAGTACTATTTTTATAAGTTTGACACTAGTCATCCTTCAATGCTTGGTTCTTATCTTGATATTTCAACTAGTCCAAATTATAATATATTCACTGAAGAAAAAGAAGTAAGTCTAATTGAACCTGGCAATACTGGTTCTAATATTAGAATTAGGTTGGGATATGGTCCTAATATTGGTGATATAAAGAGAAAAGCAGTTAATTTCATATCATACTATTATTTCTTAACTACTGAAGATATTGATACTGGTGGATCTTATTTGAGTGTTAATGAAGATCCTCTTGCTGGTAATAAAACTATAACCTACACAACTCCTGATAAATTTGTTTATAATTTAGATTCAGTTCCACAATATGATGGAACTGGTGATATGAGATATACTGGAAAGTCTATTGGTAAGATTGCTACTGTTACATTAGATAATTTAGGATTTGGATATAAAACTTTACCTATAATAAAAGGTGTTGTACCTGCTAATGATAATAAAGCACAAATTAATGCTATTAGGAATATTGTTACTGGTAAAATAACTGAATTAAATTTACTTAATGGTGGATCTGGTTATGTAAATCCAGAAGCAATTGTTTTTGGAGATGGTAGTGGTTTAACTATTGATTTGTTAGTTAAAAATGGTGCTATTGTTAAAGCAGAAATTAGTAATGGTGGATCTGATTATACATATACTCCTCTCATAGAAGTTATAGAAACCAGCAATAAATTGTACTTTGAATCAGAAGAAATAGGTAAACCAGATAGTGTTAGGTTTGTTCGGTATGGTTCAAATTATCATAATGACAAATCAATACTTCCTTCTTTCAATTCACCAAGTACATTTGTATTATCTGGATTTGATGATGATGCTTTTGAGTATGGAGAGATTGTAGAACAGAAAGTTAATAATGTTGTTGTAGCAAGTGGTGTAGTTTCTAAAACTGGTTGGAAAAAAGGAATAAACATTTTAAGATTGGAGAAAATTGATGGAGTCTTTAGGGAAGGTTATCCTATTACTAATAGACAACGTGGAGGAACTGCTACTATTGTTTCTATTAAAAAATCTTCATTCAAACCAGTAATAACAACAAGAGAAAGTAGAATTGGTAAATTTACATCTGACAGAGGAAAAGTTAGTTCATTAAATCAAAGAATTACTGATTCAAATTTCTATCAAGATTATTCGTATGTAATTAGATCCAGAACTCCTATTGATAAGTGGAGAAATGCTTTAAAAGATACCACACATCCTGCTGGATTTAAGATGTTTGGTGAAGTCTATGTGGAATCGGAAGGTTCTAATAGAATGAATCCTGTACAGCAGAATATTCAGAATGTAACAACATACCTTTGTATCCCAACACCTAAAATAACATCATCATCTGTAACTAGAACAATTACAGAAACTATTATAGGTTCTGCCAATATTAATGTTAGAAGGGGTCTCGGATCTGTATCTGTTGATGCATTTGATGAGACTATGACTAGGGTTAGAGAGATTACTCTATCCCCAGCATTTGATGGTGTTTTTGATAGTGATACAGGACAGAGTGTTGGTACTCAAGAATTTACTATTATTGATAAAGCAACAGGATCTGCTTATACACCTTATAATGAACAAGAGTTAATGATATCTCTTGATGGTATTGTACAACAACCAATAAGAACATATCGTGTTACTGGAAATCAAATAAAATTTTATGAGGCACCACTAGGACAAAGAACTGAAGAGGGTGTAGTTGTTCCTTCAGTTTTATTCTATGGCAAGGCATTTAAATTTAGAGAAGATACTAATAACGCTCGTTATCTAAAGAGATTAAAAGATATATCAGATCAATTTGACGGAAGACAAAAGAATTTTGATTTATATTATGAAGATGGATCTATAGTCAAAACTGATTTAAATGAAAACTTGTTATTGTATCTTGATGCTATATTGCTGCAAGATACTTATACTGTTAGGAGATTTGTTAGTGCTAATAAGACAGATAGATTGATCTTTAAGAAAGCACCAAAGAATTTTGCAGATTTGTATGAAGGAGTACCTAATTCATTACAGGGTGAACAGTATTTTCATGGTCACACTGTAGGATCATACGAGAGATTACATATAGATGAAAATGTAATACCTTTTAGTACTTCAAATTCTTATTTAATTCTTGATGAAAATAATCGTGTCAAGACTTTTGATGATCCTTTATATGCTTATGTTTTTGTTAATGGTGTATTACAACGTCATTTAGAATCATATAGAATTGTTGGACCTAGTATAATATTCAACAGACCTTTAAAGTATGCTTTGCAATCTGATGGTTCATATACAACTGCTAAAGTTAATATTCTTTATTTCTATGGTAAAGATTACGAACCTACTTTAACTTTCTTTGACCATGAACAAGATGTATTCTATAACAGGACTACTATTACTATTGATGGAAAATATGATGAATTTAGTTCATGGTATGGACCTAATTCTTCATCTCCCACTAGTGCTTATCAAATTATTAATGGAGTAAAAGAATCTTGGGGATATCTTATAGAAGTTCAAAAAAATGCTGGTACAGAATGGCAATTAGTAATGAGATCCCACAATATAGAGTATATTGATGGTAATAAAATATTTGTTACTAGAGGAGATGGTAATGATTTAGAACTTTCTGTAACATCTTTCAATGTTTCGTATAATACCAATTCATCAGGCGAAAGACTTCTTAATAGAATGGAGAGTAATATTATTCCTTGGTTGAATACTACTGATATATCAGATAGTTATGAATACAAAGGAGAAATAATAAAAGAACATCCTTCACTTAAGAAAGGTGATATGATTAAAATTGATGGTGAATTTGATTGGCGTGAAGTTACCAGTACACCATTAATTGCAAAATCTAAACAATATAATGATGGTGAATCTGTTTCTAATAGTTTCTTTGCTAAAGTTAAAGCAACTGAATATAATGGTGATGTATATGGAGAAGGATTTACTGTAACAGCAGCAGTTAAAGATGGAGTTATTAATACTTTATCTTGGAATAAGAGAGATCTTGATTTATTCTTCAAAAATAATATTTTACTAAATCCAACTGCTTATAATTATTATACACCTCCTGTTATTAACTTTATACCAGTTGACGGTAAAGGTGGTGGAGCAAAAGCAGAAGTATTAGTTCATGGTGGTCAGATTTTAGATATTGTTCTTATTGATGGTGGTAGCGGTTATGAGAAAGCACCTCGATGTGTTATCTCTAGAGGATATGATATTGTTAGAAAGAATGATACTTTTGAATCTTCTGTTGAAATTGTTATTAATGGTTTAGCAGGAGCGAATATTGCAGGAGCAAGTTCCGAAGATTACTTGTGGAAACATGAAGTTTTGAATCATGAGGTTTCTCTTGTTTCACCAATGATATCATTGTTGGTTACATTACATCGTTGGCATATGCCTGTACGGAATACTACATTCCAAGCACATGAACAGTTTATAACCAAAATTATAACACCACAACCACCAGAACCAAAAACTATGTCTTCTTCTGGATCTACCGCATCCAGATTAGAATTAAGACCTAATCTTGACACCTCATATATAACTTATCAGAATCAATCAACAATGCATCAGCAAACTGGTGTGGTTGATATGCTTGAGCAACCTGTAGAGAATGGTGATTCATTCACACAGGGTAAATTGGGCACAACAGTTGCTACATTTATGGAGTATCTGTTTATGGATCACGGCGAGTTTAATGTTTCAGGTATTAATATTGAACAATTTGAGATATTTTATCCATTCCTTGCTATTAATCAAAATCCAAATAATTGGATGGAGAACTACACCATTGATTATAGTTCCGTAACATCAAGTGGTGTATTGTTTAATCCAGGTATTCCTTCTATTCATGATAGAGGTGGAAATCTAGATCAAGCATTCAATATCGGTGATACATTTCTGTATATCACTGGTAGTACTGCAAATTTCCCATCATCTGGTAAATTACTAGTTGGTAAAGAAGTTATTGAATATGATGGAACTGTTAACTTTGACCGTTTTGTTATTACTGCGAGAGGAGTTAATGGAACTACTGAAGAGGATCATCTTGCTGGTGATTACTTCAGAACACTAGGTAAGTATAATTGACGCAGTATAAATATAAATAAGACAGAAATAAACCCCGTATCGATATATTTCAATGGCCGCTATAATTTCCGAAAAGTTTAGAATTTTTAATGCGAAACAGTTTCTAGAATCCTTAACGGAAGGAACTGACGATCAAGACGCACAAAGATCGAAAATGTATTTCTTTGTGGGTAGACCTCAAGCGTGGGACTCATATCTAGAGATACTTTCAGTGGATGGTGGGTCTTTCACTGTAGGTCAATCTGTATATGTTGGTGCTAACTGGGGTGCTGCAACATTTACTGCAACAATTTTAAAGGTATTACCGCAAAGTTTAATTTTAAATACTGTTGGTCCTTTACCTACTGCTGTTCCTACATTAGGATCAACAATTAAAGGATATGATGGTGCTTCTGATACTGGGGTCACAGCACAATCTGGGGTTTATCGTTATTCTAGAGAGGATGTTCCTCCTGTACCTCTAGATAACCAAGGAGAAAAGTATGATATTTATGATGATATCATAGCAGCCAAAAGAATTTCGTCATCTCATGCAAGATCAGTAGTTAGAAAGTATAAGTGGGATACAGGGGTTCATCCAAAGTTTGATATGTGGAAACCTAACTATTCTTCCACACCTGCAGGTGGTGGTCAAATTGGTATTACATCTGCTACAGGTGCTACTACTATTGCCAATGCGAAGTTCTATACAGTGAACCAGAAGTATGAAGTGTTTAAGTGTCTTTATAATGGCGAGAGTACAGCAAATCCTTCAGGTGTAGATAGTACACATGAACCAATGACTACTCCTTCTTCTGGATTAGGAACATATGATACTGGTACTCGTAATTTCACATCACCTAGTGGTGATTATATTTGGAAGTATCTTTATACTATTCCAACTGATGATGTATTGGCATTCCTTTCAACAGACTTTATGCCAATTAATGCATCTGGTGAGACAACAAGAGTTGATACTGAAACAAATGCAGTTGATGGATCAATTGATGTTGCACTAGTTAAAGATGTTGGTGCTGCTTTAGGACCTAATAATGCTACTTACTACGCTCCTGTTGTTGGGGATGGTACTGGTGGTATTGTTGCTGTTGCTATTTCTGGAGGCGTTATAGATAGCGTTTCTATGCATGCAGTTGGTAGTGGATATACTTATGGTAGTGTACCTATTATAACTGGAGTTCCACAAGGTACTGCAGGTAGTACAGAAGCAATTGGATTGTTTACTGATAGTGCTTTAACATCATCACAAGCAGTAACACCTACAAGCAACGCTAATATTGAAGCAGTTATTTCACCTCAAGGAGGACATGGTTCTGATTTAGAACTTGAATTAAATGCAAAAAGAGTAATGACAAACATTCGTTTGACATTTATTGAGAATGCTGGCGATTTCCCTGTTGATAATGATTTCCGTCGTATTGGTATTATTAAGGATCCACTAAAACCAGGTGGTGCTTATGCTGATACAGATACACTTAATGGATTATTTGCGGTTAAGATTTCTAATGCTACAGGAGACTTTATTCCTGATGAAACAATTTCACAGACAGTTACTGGTGGTACCGCCAAAGGTCAGGTTGTATCATGGGTATTAGATGCTGGTAGTCCTACACCTACTCCAGGAACACCTGGTAGTGGAGTGTTGAAGTATTTCCAGTCACCTGACTCACATACAGATGGTGGTGTTGTTAGAGGATTTGCTTCTGACGCAGGAAATACCATTAGTGGTGATGAATCTGCTTCTCCTGGAACTGTTGATGTTGCACTTGCAGATGGCACACAATTATCTGGATGTACATTTACTGATGGTCTAGCAGGACCAGAAGTAAAGAACAATAGTGGAGACCTAATATACATTGAAAACAGAAGACTAATTACTAGAGCTGCTGATCAGATCGAGGATATTAAATTAGTCATTGAATTCTGATTTTTGTTAACCTAAACCAGACGGTAGAATAATACAATGCCACAGAAGACTAATATTAAAGCAGCTCCTTATTTCGACGATTACGATTCAAGTAAAGATTTTTATAAAGTCCTGTTTAGACCTTCTTATCCTGTTCAGGGTAGAGAATTAAACACACTTCAATCCATACTTCAGAATCAAGTTGAAAGTTATGGTAAATATCGCTTTAAACAAGGCGATCTAGTAGTTCCTGGTGAGGTTGGTCTCAACAAGAGACTAGATTTTGTCAAGCTTTCTTCTGTTTCAGAAGTTGCTGTAAATGTTGATGGTGAAATCATATACCAAAAATATGATATTGATGGTTTAGTTGGGCAGAAAGTTAGTGGATTATCATCTGGTGTAATTGCTCTTATTCTTTCTATCTCTAAACAGACAGATAATAATAATGATACATTGTATGTCAAATACTTAACTGCTGGTGCATCAGGTGATGAAGAAACTTTTAGACAAGGTGAAACACTGGAAGTGGTTGATGGTGTTAATTCTCCTTTGCTTGTTGTTGGAACCGACGGTAGTGTTCTACCTACCAATGTTGCTGTAACAAATCCTGATACTGGTGCTGTCACTTTTGTTGAAAGTGGTGCAATGGGATATGCTGCTGCAGTAAAGGTTGAAGAAGGTGTTTATTTTGTTAATGGATTTTTTGTAAGAAACAATGCTAAATTAATTGTTGTTGATGGATATAACAATACTCCATCTGTTAAAGTAGGATTTAAAGTAACAGAGTCATTAGTATCCCCAGAAGAAGATATTACTTTATATGATAACGCTTTCGGATCTTCAAACTATGCTGCTCCAGGAGCACATAGATTAAAAGTAGATCTTGAAGTTATTAAGTATGGTTATGACGAAACACCAGATAAGAATTTTATACAACTTCTTACTGTTAAGAACGGTGTTGTACAACGTCAAATTAAACAAGCAGATTATTCTTTATTAGAAAAAACTCTTTCTAGAAGAACATATGATGAGTCTGGTGATTATGTTGTAGATAAATTTGATATTGATGTAAGAGAATTTTATAATAATGGTAATAATGGTGTATATTCATTGGATGCTGCTGGTACAGTAAATGACATAACACCATCTGAAGCTAGTGAAAAATTAATAGCAACTGTTGGTCCTGGTAAAGCATACGTGCGTGGATACGAGATTGTTAATAAAGAAACGAAGTATATAGAAGTAGATAAAGCAAGAGATACTTTAGTTAGAGATAATGTCACTATTAGGTCTACTGGATTATCTAGTTTTACACTTACTAATGTTTATAATACTCTTCCTTTAAATGCAGAGGGAGCAGATCTAACAGCATATCCAACAGTATATTTAAATTCTACATATAATGATGGTACAGTAGGTTCTAATAATATTGAAGCAGATACTGATTATATTCAGACTATTGATAGAAGAGGATTAGGTTTTGATAAGGATTATGGTATTAAAACTGTATATCTAGAATCTGGTATTGTAAGTTCTGTAACTAGTGATAGTATTGTTAATCCAACTGGTTCTACACCTGATTTGCGTAATATATGGTTTATTACATCTAGAACAGCATCTAATGGAGTAGCTGATGTAGCATCAGTACAGACAATTGGTTTAGCAAAAGTTGTTAGACCAGAAATTGCAACTACTCCATGTCTTCAATTAATTGTTTATGGTAGAAAGGATTATTTGGATAATATTTTTGTTGAGTATGATGATAATATTACATCGAAGAAAAGAAGACTTTATAAGACTGAAAATGATGCTAATGGAGAACAAAATGAAATAGGATGGATTTCTGATTATAATGAAACTATTCTTCCTTTGATTGGTGTTGCTAAACCAAAAGATTTTTCATTATTAAAGAAACCAGAAGGTTTTAATAGTGATACTGATATTGTTATATCTAAAGGAAGAACAGCAGGTGGTAAAAAACCTTATAGTGGTTTATTTAATCTATCATATTTCAACCCAGTATTCTTCACAAAATTATTAGTAGATACTAATGTTACTACTGATTTTTCACCAGGTAAGTATATTACAGGATCACAGAGTGGTGCTTATGGTGTAGTAGAAGGTGATACTAATGGATTTCTTTCTTCTGGTAAAAGTCTTGTAGTAAAAACATTATCTGGTCGTTTTGTTTCAGGTGAAACACTTGTTAGTGAAGAGGGTGGTCTTTTAAGAATTGCTAGAGAAAATACTCTATCTCATTTGATTGTTAATTCTGTTGGAAGTGGTTATTCATCTACTGATAAAGTTTCTATTAATGGTATTGATTATGAATCACTTGATATTTCTATTGGTGTTTCAGGAAGTCAGTTATACAAAATAGAAATTAATAATCGTGACGCAGTTTCTGTAGAATATTCTACTCCACCAACAGTTTCTGTTAGTACTGGTTCTGGTGCTAATATTACACCTGTTTTGTTTAGAGATACTGTAGTTACATATGGTTCTCAAAGTGTTAAATCATTATATTCAACATTTGGAGATTCTGGTAAATTTAGTGCTGATATAGAAACTATTGATGCTAATTATTCAGAAACTAAAGCAGTAACAGAGTATACATTCTCTGGTACTAAAGGATATAGATATCTCGAATGTAATGGATTTAGTGCTAATGCTGCTGAATCAGTAACACAAGGTGATATCATTCAATTTAATGATAGTACTGGTCGTATTAATCGTTTTGTAGTTGAAAGTGCGACTATTCCACAAGGTACTAATAAATCAAGAATTAATATAAATGTTGCATTGCCAGATGATGTTTTATCAGAATCAGTAGTAAGATTACGTCCAACTGTTTCTGGTGGAACTGGTTCTACATTAATATTCCCAACAGGAAGTAAAGAGATTGATAGTTTAATTAAGAATTCAGAAGATACACAAATTAAGTACTATATTAGAAGAGATTTTGTTGTTTCTGGTACTTCTACTGGAGGTAATATAACTTTCGTTGCATATCTTGGTTTTGGTACACAGAGATTCTCTGAATTTAATGAGAATGATTTCTTAATTACTGTTCATGATAAGGGTAGTTCAACTAGTGTTGAAACAGGAGATATTATTTACATCTCTCCAGATTTTGTAGAGACAAAGAATATTGCTGATCCAACATCTGGTTTATCATCAGGAAGTTTAACTTTAACCTTCCCAGAGAATCATTTTGGTACCAATGTTGCTAATTTCCCTAAACTTAAATTAACTGCAACATTAGAGATAAGTAAAGCAAAACCAAAAACAAAGAATTCTGTAACTAATAAGAGAATTATTATTACTGCTGCTGGTGATCGAGTAATACCTTTGAGAGGTATTGATTATGATAGTGATAGCACAGAATCTTATACTTATTCTGATGTTTATAAAGTTAAGTACATATATGAAGGATCTACATCCGCACCACCTACAGTTGATGTTAATGGTAATTTAGTTGTAGGTACTGATATAACACATAGATTTACTTTTGATGATGGGCAAAGAGATACATTCTATGATGTTTCTAGACTTGTATTAAAACCAGGATTCCAAGCACCAACTGGTCAAGTTGTTGTTGCTTTTGATTACTTTGAACACACTCAAGGTGATTTCTCAACAGTTGATTCGTATGTTCATGAAGATGGTGTTATTGCTGATAATGTTCCATCTTTCAACTCTACTGTTCATGGTATTGTTAATTTAAGAAATGTTATTGATTTCCGTCCTAAAGTAGATTCCACTGCTATCATTTCTGGTTTCCAAGATAATTCTATATTATCTCAAACTGAATATATCAACTTTACTGGTCCTGGTGGTTCTGTTTCTAGTACTCCAGCATCAAGTAAGTTACTTCCATATACTGTTTCCTTTACAGAGTCACAGTATCTTGATAGGATTGATGGTGTATTTTTAAATAACAAAGGTAATTTTGTAATCAAGAAAGGTAATTCTTCATTAAACCCATCTAAACCAGAGATGATTGAGGATGGTATTGCATTGTATTACATGTATATCCCTGCTTTTACTAGATCAAGTAAGGATGTGAGAATTATCCCTGTGGATAATAAGCGTTATACAATGAAGGATATTGGTAAACTTGAGAAGAGAATTGAAAGATTAGAATACTACACAACTTTAAGTATACTAGAGCAACAAGCATTAAACATGCAAGTTAAAGATGCTCTTGGTATTGATAGAGTTAAGAGTGGATTTGTTGTTGATAATTATGAGTCACATAGTGCTGGTAATCTTAACTCCATAGATTATAAGTGTTCTGTTGATTCACAGCAATCTGTTCTACGACCACAGGTAAAGGAAGATAGTTTTAAATTAACAGAAATTTATAGTAGAGATTATCAAAGAGATATTGCTGGATATGTTAATAATAACGATGTTGTTACTCTTCCATACACTGATATAGTTTATGCTCATAATGCATTTGCTACAAAAATTATTAATCCTAACCCATTTGTTGTTATACAATATCTTGGTGATGCTTCATTAAATCCTAATGTTGATCAATGGTATGATAGTACTGTTGCACCATTATTGACTGATAATAATACTGGATTATTCTCTATATTCCTTAAAAAGGATACTACAGAAAGTTTCTCAAGTATATACAATTCGTTTGTAGTGAATTGGGTTGGTGTTAATAAAACTTTCTATAATATAAATCCATTATCAGAAAGTAATTCCGATTCAGTATCATCTAGTGTTAACAATGCTTCTGTATCGAGTTCTTCTAATATTAGTCCTCAAAATAATGAAATAGCAAAAGGTGTTGGATATAAAACTGTTAACAATATTACTGTTGCAGATTCTTTAAGATTTTTCGCAAGATCTATTCCAGTTAAATTTGTTCTTAAGAGATTAAAACCAAAGACACAAGTTTATGTGTTTATGGAGCAAAGAAATATTGGTAGATGGGTATTATCAGATTCTAGATTTACTGGAGTTGCTGGTAATTCATTAACTTCATTTAATACACCTATCATCACAGATGAGTATGGTAATGCTAGTGGTATTCTTTTAGTTCCTGCAGGTAATCCTCCTAAAGAAAATACTACTTGGAGTGGAGATGTTAATCAGGTTCAATATGATGATACTTCAGAAGAAATACGATTCTCAACAGGTATAAAGACAATTAGATTCACTTCTAGTTCTACAGATTCAGATAAGAATTCTGTTGATGCTTATGCTGAAGTTAAGTTCTATGCAACTGGTATTTTACCAGAGAATCCTGCATCTATTATTTCTACTGCACCAGCATTCTTCAAAGCAAATGAAGGTGTTCAGTTGATTGATAGTAATACTGAAAATATTTCTAGACCTAATCCACTTGCACAGACATTTAAAGTAGAAAACTTTGAAGGTGGTATGTTCTCTACTGGTGTAGACTTATTCTTCTCCAAGAAGAGTACTTCTATTCCTATAAGAGTTTATTTGAGTAATGTAGATAGTGAGAAACCAGGAAAGTATATCTTACCTGGATCTGAAGTTACTTTATATCCAGATACATTCCTTAAAGTTTATTCTTCTGGAAATATAACATTAACAGTTGGAGAGAATATAACTGGTAGTAGATCACTTGCCATTGGACCTCTTTCCAAGGTATATGATAGAAATATGTTTGAGATATTACCTACTAGTGATGGTAGGATCTCTATTACTAACGAGCAAGTATATACATTTGTATTGAGTAACCATAATGGTACTTCATTCCAAGAAAATGAAGATCTTACTTTGAATAGTGTTACACAATATAATAATGCTAATAATGCAACAATTGGTTTAAAGATTGCTAAAGATGCTGGTAAGGTATCAGCACTAAATGTTACTACATTAGGTTCTGGTTATGAAGGAGCAACTATTACAGTTGAGAGTCCACAATTACCTGGTGGTAGTAATGCTACTGGATCTGTTAAGGTATCTAATGGACAACTTTATCTAGCAGAAGTTGCTATATCTGGTAGAGGATATACAGAAGCACCTGCAGTTGTTGTTAGAGGATCAGGTTCTGCTGCTACAGGAGCAGTTATTGAATCTGAAATTATTATAGATGAACCAGCAGTTAGAATGGGTATTGCTGTTGATACAGATACCACAGTTAACTCAACTATTCCCACAAGGTTTAATTTTAATTATCCTGTATATCTACAAGATAATACAGATTATGCTCTTAATATTGAATGCGATACAACAGAGTATGAGATATGGTCATCTAGACTTGGTGAGACAGATATTTCTTCTGGATTGGTTGTTAATACACAACCACTATTAGGTTCAGTATTTAAGTCACAAAACGTTGATAATTGGACAGAAGATTTATTTGAAGATATCAAATTTACCCTTTACAGAGCAGAATTTGATATTAGTAGAACTGCTGAATTACTATTAACCAACGAAGAATTAGGTTATGAAAAATTAGCAGTAGACCCTGCAGAAACATATGCTTTAGCAAATAGTACTGCAACATCTGCATTGTTTAAGAACAATAGTAATATAGTTAAGATAAATCATCGTGACAATGGATTTGAAACGGATGGAAATTCTAAAGTTTACTTTAAAGGAATAGAAAGTTTTGCTGGTTATGAAGTTAGTGATATAGAAAATACTCTTTATACAGTTGCTAACTCTGGTATTGATACTTATACAGTTGTTGGTCCTGCTAGAGCATCAACTACAGGTTTTGGTGGTGGTACAAATGTACTAGCATCATACAATAGAAAGTATGAGAAACTATATGCACAGGTTCCATACTTACAAACATCTAACACAAAAATTGATAGTTATGTAACTACAACAAATGTAGTTCCTGTTGATTCTTCAACTACAAATTATAGTTCCTATTCACAGTCACCAAAAGAAACTACTTTCTTGAATGAAGAGCAATTCTTCTTAAATCAAAAGGTTGTTGCTTCTAGTATTAATGAAACCGTTAATGGTATTGATAATTCACTAGTTTATAAGATTGATCTTTCATCAACTAAATCACATTTATCTCCTTTGATTGATTTAAGAACTAGTTCTGTTAAATTAGGATCTAATAGAGTTGAGAATACTACTGGTACAGAAAATAGATATGGAAAGAGATATCAAATTATTAAATTATATCCAGTTTATAAATTTACAGTTAGTGGAAATAGTCAAGATATAACAACTGGTCAAAATGTTTCTGGTGTAAATTCCAAAGCATCTTCTGAAGTATTGCGTGTTGTTAATAATGATGTTTATGTTAAAGTTAAAAATTCTTTGCAGTTTGAAGTAGGTGAACCCCTAACATTTAGTGTTCAATCAGATGGTGGAAATCTATCTAGTGATACTGTCGTAATTACTACTGCTGGTATATTTGAACAGGTTCCTAATTTTGTTACAGGATCAACTGTTACTGCATATAACCCATCTAATTTAAGTGAGAAATATGATAATAAGGTAAGTGGTAAGGTAATTATATGGGATTCCAAAACCAAGTCTTTAACTATAGAGAACGATAAGAATCCTATTAACAGTAATTACATAAGTCCTATTACTGCTGGTAGTGATTATGCTAGAACAGCATCAACAAGTGATCAGATTAATGATATATTCCGTGAGGGAGAACTTATTGATTTTGAAGGATCTACTTTAGACACTTCAAAATTTGCAGAAGTTAAATCAATGGCATATGATAATGGTGTTGATTATGTTCCTGAAGACGGTTCTCTTAACACTTCAGGTATTTCGAAATATGTTACTAAAGAGATCTTTATTGATACTCCTGCAACTGCAGTTAATGTTTATGTAACTGCTAATGTTAAAGATATTGAAGATGTTAAGGTTCTTTATAAGACAAAACTGTTAGCATCACAAGAGAATTTTAATGATATTGATTGGGAATATTTTAATGCTGATGGTGGTCCAGATAATAAAGACATTATTGCTACATCTGAAAATAGTATTTCTGGACAGTATGAAAAACAATCTTCTTATCAAGAGTTGAGATATACTACTGATAGTTTAAAAGATTTTTCTTCTTTCGCTATTAAGATTGTTATGAAGACATCTGATCCTTCTTATGTTCCTAAAATACAGGACATGAGGGCAGTTGCCTCTTATTAGAATGGAGTATCTTAAAGTTAAAGGTCATGAGAATTTTGTTAGAGATACTAACACTGGAGCAATAATCAATGTTGCTCCAAAAGCACCTAAATCATTTTCGGGTGAATTTCAGAATGCCATCAAAGAACTAAATACTTTGAAGGAAGAAATGTCCGAGATCAAGTCCCTCCTTAAGAAATTAGTTAAATGACTTTAAGAAATGTCGCTAAAGATTTTAGTCTAGAAGATCAGAGGCAAGAAATCAATGAGATTGCTGATGATCTGAATCAGACTCGTGAGGGAACTTATACATTTACTGGATATAAAACATTCAGTACAGTAGCAACATTTCAAGATGGTATATCATCTACTTCTGCTACTCTTGGTAATTTAACAGAGGGAAGAGTTGTAATCGTTGGAGCAAGTGGAGAATTAATAGATACAAGCAAATTAACGTGGGATAGTACTAACGATAAACTTGTTATAGATGGTGGTATAGATTCAACTACATTTACCAGTCAGGGAACAGTTATTGGTAATACTGGTGCTAATATTACAGGTGCTGAATGTGTATTTGCATCTGTTACAGTTAGTGATTTAACTGCAGGTAGAATACCTATTGTTGGTACTATTGGTGCATTAGAAGATAGTTCTAAATTAACTTTTGATGGTACTGATTTAAATGTTACAGGTGATATAGATGTTACAGGTAACTTTAAGAAAAGTGGATCTCCCATTGGTTTAAGTCATCTTCATAATGTTGATATTGCAACTACACCTGATTCAGATCAAGTTCTTGCTTATAACACTGTAAGTGGTAACTGGAGAGCTATAGATGTTGATGTAGATGCATTTGATTGGGCAACTGATACTACTATTCCATCTTATATTAAAAACATTACACAAACAAATGTTACTAATTGGAACAGTGCATATAGTTGGGGTGATCATGGATCTGAAGGATATTTAAAATCAGAATCAGATACTTTAGGTTCTGTAACTGCTAGAGGTGCAACAACAATTACAGCAGTTACTTTCCAAGATGTTACCATCACAGGAAATTTATCATATAGTGGTTCTCAAAGTAACATATCACAAAATGCTGCAGTTGGTACTAGTAGTCTTACATTAAATAATGATATTGGTAGGTATAATAATGTAACTGCTACAGGAGGTTCTCCTATAGTTACAATGGCTGATACTACTGGTATTATTCAAGGTCAATCATTTTCTGTTATTACCACTAATAGTGGTAGCTTGACAAATCCACCAGCAGGAACAACTATATTATCAATAGATAGTGGTACTCAACTTACTTTAAGTGCAGATTTTACTGGTTCTGGTTCTGGAAATGTAGATATCTACACACCAATACAACCATCATTAAATGCATCAATTATTGCTGAACGTTCTGCATTAGCAGATGCTATAGTAAGATTCAATGAAGGAAGTGATATTTGGGAATTCTTTGATGGAACAGATTGGGGATATTTCTCCAATTATTCTTTGGAAGGTTCTACAAGTACATCTAATCATGTTATATTAAAATCAAACCCATCTATAGATGATGGTAATCCTGTGCCATCTGTAGAATTAGTTGGTACTAGTGATCTTAATATTGATTGGGATAGTGTTAATAAAAAAGCAACATTCTCTTTACCTAATGCTGCTGGTGTTACTGCTGGTTCTTATACAAATGCAGATATTACTGTTAATGCTAAAGGAATAATTACTGCTGTTGACAATGGAACAGGTGGTGGTGGCAGTTCAACTGTATCTATTGGTGCTAATGCACCTGCTAGTCCTACTGCTGGTGATATGTGGTGGTCTTCATTAGAAGGTAGACTTAAGATTTATTATACAGATGAGACTCCTGATTCTTATTGGGTAGATGCTAATCCACCTCTAGCAGGTGCTCCACTTACTGATGGAGACAAAGGAGACATAACTGTATCATCTTCAGGTACAGTATGGGAAATTGATGCAACAGGAACAAAAGATAATACAACATTCTTGAGAGGTGATAATACTTGGGCAACACCTCCAGGAACTGGTGGTGGTGGTGGAAGTATGGTATCAGTACCAGTATTTGATCAATCAGAAAGTACTAGTGGTGCTACATATACAGCAGTAACTTATGGTTCACCAAATTTCGAACCAGCCATATCTGGAATCAAAGCAGAATTTGCTAATACTGGTGTTAATAGACATGTAGATCTCAAGTTTGAAAAATTAGACAATGATAAAGTATATGAATTTATGCTTCAAACATTCTCATATGGTACTGACAATTATAATGGATGGTACTTTGCTGATAAACAAACTACTAGATGTGATAATAATGATCCAACAAATTACAATGCTGGCAGTAAAAGGATATCAGATAAAATAAACGGTGCTAATACTGCTACTGATCATTGGTTTAGTTTTAGTAGGGTTAGTTCTACTGACAGGTACTATGGAGGAGATTCTGTATCAGGAACTAGTTGGGACTGGCCGAATAATGGATATGAGTGGGATCCTAATGATAACACTGTAGGAGAAGATATCAATGATTGGCACTTTGTTATTGATATGCCACGTAATAAGATATGGGTAAAGACATATAATGAAAATTGGGAGCAAGGAGATATTGGAGGGTGGAAATCGGGGCAGGTAGGAGCAAATTGTGATCCTACTGATCCTCTATCTACTGCATCTGCATATTTAAGAAAAACAGGTACTGGTGATTATTATTTTAATATTGGTATGTTCATACCATCTGACGGTACTGGACAATGTACAGTATATCCGATACACCCAGATCACAGTACGTTCCGTAAAGGAATGAAGGGTGATACAGGAGATCCAGGAGCAGCAGGTGCTTCTGACTTCTTAACATTATCAGATGTACCTAGTGATTTTACTGGTCAAGATGGTAAGTTCTTAAAGGTTAATGCTGCTGAAGATGCTCTTGAATTTACTGATGCACCTACTAGTGGTGCTAATGTAAGTATGAGTCTTACTGCTCCAGCAACACCTGCTACAGGTGATTTGTGGTGGAAGACCGATGAAGGAAGTTTAAAGATTAATTATAATGATGGAGATAGTACACAGTGGGTAGATGCTTCACCTCATTTGGCACAAACATATCTAGATGATGGTGCAAGTAATAGATTAGAAGTAGATGGTGAAATAAAATTAACTGGTCATATTATTCCTACAACAAATGCAGCATATGATTTAGGTAATGCATCATATAAGATAAGACACTTATTCCTGTCAGATAATTCATTATGGGTTGGAGATGAGCATAAAGTCTCTATTGATGCAGGTAAGATGAAATTTAGGAAGAGAAAGAAAACTGCACTTCCTAAAGCATTAACAGATCTTGGTGCTGATGTTACAGCAGCATTAGATTATTATAATAACAATAAAGCAGGTGGAGATCCAACAAAGTCTCAAGCACAGGATCTATCTGTAGATAATATGATGGCATTTATTAAATCATTAAATCCTGAATTAACACAAATAGAAGATTTATATCCATCAAAGTTTTTACCTGATGGTAATACAAACCCTGCATATACTGATGATGACTGGGAGGATCAACAGGAAGCTATTGGTGGTGGTTTAGGATTTGCTGAAATAGATCAATGGTTTGAAGGTAATCAACTCCTTACTCATGATAGTGCTGATGGTTATGGAAGTGCACAATATCCAGGTAATGGTGGAGTTGGTTCATTAGGAAGTCAAAAATTTAATGATGTAATTATAGGTGATGTTACAACACATACACAAACTGCAATTGCTAGATCTCCTGCTCCATTTGCAGTGAAAGGTGCAGGTATGACAGAGACTGCTGGTGCATTTACATTCCCAAGTAATGGTGTGTGGCAAGTAAATTTTGATGTCAGATTTGGTTCATCTGGTTATAAAGAAGGTGGTAATGGTAACGAGGTGGGATTCTTTTATGCTTATATAGAACATAGTGATGATGCAGGAACTAGTTGGGATCATGTAAGAGAAGGAAAATTTAAGTGTCTTGCAGCCGACCCAGTAACTTATCATTCTACACAGCAAAATCTAAATCTACAAAGTATTATTAGTATAAGTGATTTTACACAACAAAGATGCAGATTTAAAATTAAATCAACATGTAATGGTTTTATCGGTCATGGTTCAAAAGGTGATACTTTAATGACGTTTACAAAAATAGGGTAATAACATGTCAGCAATAACCTTTCCAAATAGTCCTTCTGCAGGAACACAAACTACAGTAAATGGCATTACTTATACCTTTACTGATGGTACGTGGGTTGCTGTTGGGCAATCAAATTTTTATAGTTTACCCATAGCATCACCAACAGTATTAGGTGGTGTTAAGAGTGGTGGTACTGGTATCCAAATTGCTAATGATGGAGTTATTTCTATTGCAACTGGTAGTACATTTGATACTAATGATGTTGATGCTCACCTAAATCAATCTAATCCTACTAGTGGATATGTTCTTTCTTGGAATGGAACTGATTATGCTTGGGTAGATAACGCAGGGTATAGTAATACTGATGTCGATTCCCACCTAAATCAGTCCAATCCAACTGCTGACTATGTTCTTTCTTGGAGTGGAACTGACTATGAATGGGTAGAACAGTCTGGTGGTAGTTTTACTGGTGGAACTCTAGAACATGATATGTGGTGGTTGGCCACACCATCTGCTGTTGCTAATGGACAACCTGGTGCTGGACGTATTGGATATAGCAGTAAGCATGACACTATTGGTCGTGGTGATACAGAATTGGGTGATTTTGGTAGGGTAACGCAGGTAGGATTTGCCAAGTCTGGTAATGGAATGACAGAGGAGAATGGTATATTTACATTCCCTAGTACTGGACATTGGAGAGTTAAGTCAACAGTACATTGCTATGGTAGAGCAAGTGGTGCTGAAGCAGGTAAATTTGCTACTAATATAACATACACATCAAATTTTACTGCATATACCAATTCAACTTATAACACATATTTGGGATGCCAAGGAGAACCTAGAACTGCTAACCAGACAGCACCTAGTTATAGTGAGACTGTATCTTATTACAGGACTGATTGGACTAGTGTATGGAATAGCAATGACGTTTCAAGAAATCTTGACAATGTATTTGATGGTAGTAGTGCCACATATACAGTAATGCATACTAGTCATGCTGACATCAGTTATCTGTACTTAACACAGGGGCAATTAACAGACGTAGTTAAAGTTGTAGTTGGATATGATGGTGATGGTTGGTTAGGTTTTAATGGTCAGCAGAATAATCCTGCTCTCATGCCTCGTACAGATGGTGGTACATATCAATATGGAGTAAACGGTTCACCTCAAGAACTTATAATGTATGATGGAACTTCTAATAACACACCAGCATTTAGTGGTCAATTAGAAAGTTTAACCTTTACTGGATATACTCAATCTGGAGGTAGTGCTCCTGGTGGTGCTATTAAAGGTGCAACATCAGTATGCCATCTTTACTATATTAAGATTCAAAGATTAACTGATAATGTTTTAACTACAATTACATACACTCCCGAAACTAATACAAGTTGGACTGAAGTTAATAAACAGTGGAGTATTATGGACTCCCAGATCTATCCTCATTACAATGAAGTTAGTGTAGAATATGTTTTTAATATTACTGATACTTCCACACAGAAAGTTAAATTTGAGGTTTCTGATGCTACTACTTGTATGCAGATTGATTGGAATAATGACAGACAGAGTAGATTTTTCTTCAGTAAGTTAGAAGGTGCACAAGGTTTACAAGGAGATCCTGGTGCTAGTACAACCATTAATAATAATGCAGCAGATAGAGTAATCCTAGGAACAGCAACTGCTGATACTTTAAATGCTGATGATGGTTTAACATACACAAGAGAAGGATCTAATACATATGGTGCTCCTCTATTAAGAGTAGGTAATGATACTGAAGATAGTAGTTATTTTGAAGTAGGTTCTTCTGACAAGAAGATTCAGATTAGAAATACAGATACCTATTCATATATTTACTGTGGTTCTGATAGTGATTTCCATATAGAACATAATAGAGATCCAGCATACAGAACAGCAGGAGCAAAAATCAGAATTGGTGCAGTGGGTGATCACAATGCCATTTTTGAATTATCAGGTGAGAGTATTTTAAATCATGCTGGAAATGAGAAAATCAAAACTACCACTGATGGTGTAAAAATTACTGGTGGTATACAGGATAAGGATAATCAATTAGGTACTAATGGACAAGTTTTAACTAGTACTGGTACTCAATTGGATTGGGTTGATGCTTCAACACTTTCAACAACATCAACAATACCAGCATTTCAATCTAGTTGGAGGATACCATTATGACTGCAACAGTACATTCAGGCACAGGCAATTTTAGTTACACCAATTCTACTGGTGGTAATGTTCGTGTGATTATAGGGCATGTGTTATGCAGCACGGATGTCTTTGGGAATCAACAGGGTATTAAAATGAGATTTGGACCTACCAATTCTGATTATGTGTTTCAAATACAGGGTGGATCCAACCAACAAGCATATGGAACAGGTAGATATATTACTGGTGCTAACCATTCAGATGGTTCTTATGGTGTAACTGCTGTAGGTAGTGAAGGTGGATTTATAGGTGGTAACAAGTCTGGTAAAGAAAGTATGTTTGTTAGTGAGGTATGGCTTGCTGATGCACATTCTATAGATATTAAAACCCTCGATGAATCATATCCTCTCAAATCATGGAACATACTAACAATACCAGAATAACATGGCAACAACAGTATATTCAGGAACAGGAAATGTTTCACATACTAATAATTCTGGTGGTAATCAGAGAATTCTTATCTATTGGTTAAAAATTGGTTATGTTAGTGGTATGACTAACACCATGACTATTGGTAACATGACCTGTCCTGTAAATGAACCACAAGTTTATGGGTTAAAATTGGCAATTAATACTTATAGAAGTGGTGCTAGTAGTATGACTAATACTATGACTGTAGCATCTGGTGATGGTACTGCTGATGGTGAAGAAATTCCATTGGAATGTTATATTGCTGATGGGCAGCAGTTCCAGGTATGGGGTAATTCTGTGGAAACATATAATTTTATAGTAATAGACGAATAAATAAGTATTATGGCATCAACAGTAAACGCAGGAACAGGTAACTGGTCATACACCAATAACACTGGTGGTAATGTCCGTGTTATCATTGCATTCTTTTATAATAATCCCTCTCAATCATATAATTCTGGACTTACACAGGTCATTGCTGGAGTAACTGTTGCTACTGCTACTAGTGGAACAAACCAAAGTTTTACTGGTTTTGGTAAGCATGTTACCTATATGGTTAGTGGTAGTGGTACTACTCCTTTACAAGTGAAAAATGTAGTTGGATACCAAGCTGGTGGTTCTGGTTTTGTTGATGAATTCTACCTTGCTGATGGTCAAAGTGCCTCTGTAAGTGCTGCTGGATCACTTCAACCAAAAGGATATAATATTTTAATAGTCCCAGAAGAATAATAAAATGGCAATAAATCTCCCCAATAATCCATCAGATGGCGATACCCATTATGATGCCACTGCAGGTATTACCTGGGTATGGGATACAGTTTCATGGAAAGCACAAGGTGTCGCAGCATCTGGTCTTGTAAACAATCTTCAAGATCTTTCAAATGTAACTATTGCTAGTCTTCAAGACGATCAAGTTTTAACTTATACTGCTGCACAGGGATGGCATAATGAAAGTGCCCAAAGTGGTAGTGGTAGTGGGGTTCCTTCTATTCAGGATATTACTGGTACTGCAATAGGAGTGCCAACAGGAGAGGCACGAGAACTAAATATAACAGGATACAATGCTTATGCATTATTTAAAATAGAAGTATCACATGATGCCTGGGTAAGGTTATATTGTGATGATACTTCTAGAGATAATGACATCAATAGAAGTGAAGGTAATGATCCTAGTCCAGGATCAGGATTACTTGCTGAAGTCAGAACCACAACTACTGGACAAGTTGTAGTATTAACACCTTCAGTACTAGGATTTAACAATGATAATCCTAGGACAGACAACATTTATGCTTCTGTTACTAACAGAACAAGTTCTGCCCAGAACATTCAAGTAAAACTAACACTCGTAGAAATAGGCGATAATTAAATGGCAATACAAAATAACACACCTTTTGTTCGTCACGTTGGTGGCACTGAAGGAGATACAGGTTGGGATCAAGCAGATGTTTTAAATGCTATAGAACAAGTACTAGCAGATGCTGGTATTCATGGATCTAGTACTAGAAAATCTGGTGTACTTGTTAATTGTCTTGCTCCTGGATCTACTACATCATATAATGGTGGTGGATATGGTGATGCAAAATGGCAACATTGTGGTGGTAAAGGTATTAAAATGCCAGGTGTTGCATATAGACAGATAAGAGTAACTAATAATGGAAGTGGTAATTATGTTTTAACACCTGCTGTGTTTCCTGCTTATTTTCACGCAAATGGTGAAGTTAGGATGGGTGGATTTGGAGGTGGACAGCACACTTTTGCTACTAATATATCTAATGGTGTTGATATAGAGCAAGTTAGTGGATTACATCGTGATGGTTATCAAACAGGTGATTCATTTGTTTTAAGAAACCCTAATGGTAATGCTGCTAATGTACCACCAGAATTAACAGTTGGTACTACTTATTATATAATTTTACCTGATAGTTATAGTGATGTAACAAATGATAACTATGTTGATACAATTAGGTTAGCACCAACACAATCTGATGCAATAGCAAAAACTAATATAATAACTTATGCTAGTAACCATAATTTTGGTTCCCCTGCAAATAATCAAGATATTAGTGTATATACTTGCGAATTTGAATTTCCTGCAGTAACTAAAGTATCAATGAGACAAGGAGATAGAATTACATTTCATTTAAATGTACCTGGACATCCTTTTACTATAGTTGATACTACAAGTACTAGTTTAACTTTCCCAGGTGGTACCTATAGTGATGTTAGAGAATTAAATTCTACTAATTTCCAAGGAGTATCTTATAGGGCATATCCACAAAATCTTGGATTAGAAACTGGAAGAGTTTATTGGGATTGTGATCAATGGGTTCAAGGAGATTATGCATTGCAATGTAAAAGTCATCAAGCAATGCAGAATGTTATAGAAATTAAAGCAAGTATAAACAATTATTTGGGCAGTAATAGTTATCATTCTCCTTATTGGGATTATGAAGTACCTGCTAATGGAGGTAGAGATGCATGTACATTTAGAGTTTTTAGAAAAGGAACAGAAGTAGGTGGAGATAGTTTCGGTGCTGTTAAATCTGTAAGAGTTCAATCAGAATCTTCAGCAGGTTGGACTACTGATGAAGTATTTACTATACCAGGAAATCAAATAGGTGGTGCTACACCAGAAAATGATATTATATTTGGTGTCAATGCATCTACTACCCAACAACAAGCTGCTTATAATGCTATACCTAGTGTTCAGGCATTGGATGTTGGTAGTGGTACTACTAATTTCTATACAAAGTATCTTCAAAATAAATCAGCAATTCTAGAAATTGACAATGATACTAATAAAACTTATGGTAAGACTTACTATGGTATTAGATTAAAATCTGATAATCAATACCAATTACAGATAGGAGCAGGAGTTAGTTGGAACTATTTAAATTGGAATCCAACATCCACAACTATCACTGCTGAAGGTTGTTGGGGTGGTGTACAAGGATTTGATTGGGTAAATAACGCATCATTTAATTGGGATACCACACACTATGCTCAATATGAGTATGCAACAGGATCAAATGCTAATACTTATCCATTGAAGGTACAAGTTTGGAAAGCAAATACAAATGATCCTCAAGATCCAAACTTTCATATTCTTCAATTTGTTCAAAATATTAACGGGGATGATATATCACAATTGTCATTGTATTTCCATAAAGGAACTGTTATTGGTAATGGAATATGGGATTTAGATCATGTTTGGCAAGGTGGTTTTACATCTTTCAGTCCAGTATGGTACTCTTCTGCTGAAGAAACTATCAAATTTGAGACAAATATGGCAAAGGGTTATGCAGGAGCTCAAGAAGATTTAGATACTAATAACGCATTAAGAAGATGTGCAGAATATGGATACTTTAGAGATTCTACTAGTACGAACACTGATGATATGAGTATGGCAACTTATTATTCTAGTAATTTATACAATAACAATAACCAACATGGTGGAACAATAAAACCATATTTCAGAGATAATTCTTATGATAAATCTACAATTGATGATTTTAAAGGGGATAGTTCTTCAATTGATATTGCTTATGGTGGTGGTATAGTAGGAAAAGCAACTGGTGGAAAATTTGATTATGGTAATAATGTTGGGTATTATTTGGGAAATAAAAATGACATACCAGCAACAACACAAATGCCAGTGGCTGCTAATTATTATAAACCAATAAAAGGATTACCTATACAGAATTGTTTGGCACCAGTTCCTTATTATCTTCCTGATGATTATGTTGTAATTCCATTTAATGTGACTCCAGGTGCTACTACATTCCATACTGGAGATGCAATTGAAGTTTCTGCTTCTGAAATATACAAGATTATTGAAGTTTCATATACTGTTAATCAAACAACATATGATGGAGTTTCAAGTAATTCTTGTAAAGGTATAGCATTCTGTGCGAGGACAACCTAATGGATTTCGGATCTGGCATTACTTCATTTCATACAATAGAATCTCCTGTTACGTTTGCTAATAAAACAAAGCATCTACAGGGATCAATGTTGGGTAATTTTACCAATGTTCCTGATGGATTTGAATCTTGGGGTGATGAAGCAACTCCATATGTTGGAAAAACTGTATCAACATTATTTAATGTTACATTAACTGATTCAGGAACATTTACAGATCCACAAAGACCTGGTTCTGGACAATTATTTCC